ATGGCGAGAAAAACACCCCCATTAACCACAGTACAGATCAAAGCAGCCAGACCAGCAGAAAAGGAATACACCCTACAGGACGGCGGAGGGCTTTTTCTCCTGATCAAACCGTCTGGATCAAAACTCTGGAGATTTTCCTACTACCGACCATCGGACAAAAAAAGAATATTGCTGAGTTTTGGATCGCTTGATGATGTTTCCCTGGCTGATGCCAGAAAACGCCGTAGCGAGTACAGGGCGTTAATTCGTGCCGGAACTGACCCGCAGGACCACGAGAGGCAAAAAAGAGAGGCAGAGGCCCGAAGACAAGGGAACACGTTCGAAAATGTGGCAACAGCATGGTACCAGGTGAAAATCAGCCAGAATCTGGCCCCCAATACGATTAAAGACATCTGGCGATCGCTGGAAAAATATGTATTCCCGTTCATCGGCAACACGCCAATAGACACCCTGACCGCTCGCAGGTTTGTTGAGGTGCTTACCCCCATCAAGGAACGTGGCAACCTGGAAACGCTCAAGCGAGTTTTACAGCGTGTAAATGAGGTAATGGATTACGCCGCCAATAGTGGGATGATTGATGCCAATCCGGCTATGAATGTGCGTAAGGCGTTCCCCTCCCCTGTAAAAAAACATATGCCAACAATCCGCCCCGAACAGCTGCCGGAGCTTATGCAGGCTTTATCAGTATCGGCAACAGAACGGCAGACCAGATTACTGATTGAATGGCAGTTACTGACCGTAACCCGTCCCGTTGAAGCATCGTCGGCACGCTGGGAAGAAATCGACATGGAGGCGCAACGCTGGACCATACCCGCCGGACGCATGAAGATGCGCCGCGACCACGTTATCCCGCTTTGTGACCAGGCTATGGCAGTGCTGGAGGCTATGAAACCAATCAGCCACCACCGCGATTATGTTTTCCCGAGTCTGAAAGACCCACGGCAGCCGATGAACAGCCAGACAGCAAACGCAGCATTACGACGCATGGGGTTCGCTGGCGTGCTGGTGTCTCATGGATTACGCGCCATATTCAGCACAGCAGCGAACGAGGAAGGATTCGAGCCGGACGTAATCGAGGCGGCACTTGCCCACGTCGACACCAACGAAGTCAGACGGGCATACAACCGGAGCAACTACATAGAAAAACGCGTGGTGCTTATGCGCTGGTGGGGCGAATTTGTCGAGGCTGCGGCGACGGGCGTAACCCTCGCCAGTGGTAAAAGGGGTATCCGAGCCGTTTAGCTGTACAGAAAACCAGTAAAAACTACGAAAACCATTTAAAACCGTCGTATAATTGCATCACATTTAACGACGAGGCCTTGAAAAATGAAACCGTTAAGATGCAAACAAATTTCAGATGCAATTGCGACGGGCTGCAACTGGCCCTGATGGTTCAGCATGAATTTTGGTCAACCTACGATCCGGAGGACAGAACGACGGCCCCATCAAAAAAACAGGTAGTAGATTTCCTGGTATCCCGTGGAGCTTCCAGAAATCTGGCTGTAAGTATTGATAAGGTTGTACGTCCGGCATCCATGAAGACCGGAGGCAGGCCAAAAAAATGGCGGTAACAATCCTGAAAGCGGCAGAAATGCCGCTTTTTTTATAAATCCCTTTCAAATCATCAATATAAAAAACGGTGTATACCGTTTAAAAACGGTGAGTACTGTTTTTCCCTGCATCCGATGATTTACCGTATTTCTCACCGGAATACACCGGATTAATGAGGTAAATCACGATGGAAGCAATCAAAAAAGTCATCTTTCGCCAGGAAGTAAAAAAACTTATCCATATTAAGGCAGACAGCACGCTGCAAAGCATGATCAACGCCGGAGAATTCCCGCAGGGTTTTCGTGTCGGTTTGCGCCGTCGCGGATGGTATGAGGAAGACGTAATCGCATGGATGAAAGAACGCGAACAAGAAGCGCGCGGAACGACCGCTTAACATATATAGGGCAAATGATGAACATAAAAAAAGCGGCCCCGAAATGGAGCCACCTTTCTGAACAATTAACCCGCTGCGCCGTATGTGTCAACAATCATAAGCCTGGGCATGATAACCGCGATCAGGCTGGTGGGCAATTATCTTGCTTGTTGGGGCCGTATTGTGCTGCCATTTTCATCCGTTCAGAACGTGAATATTTTTTTAGAAACTCATCAAGGACAAAAGCGCATGGTGCGAATCTTTCTGATTCATGCTCGAGCGCCATATTTTCGTGCTCTCTGTTCGTTTTTTGCGATGGTGTATTGGTTGATTCTTTGTTGGTCATTGTGTGTACCTGTAAAGCAATGCGCCGGAGTTCCTCACGCCACGGCGCTGATGGTTTTTATCCTTTGGGTTCTATGCCGCGCCGCTTTAGTTCAGTGCGCCCCAACTCTTTAAGCCAGTTGGCCAGGCTTATGCCGTCGCTCTGTGCTTCTTTATCGAATTGCTCTTTTAGCTCTGGAGAAATTCGCATTCTGAATTGTGGGGATTGCCCGTCCCCTTTAGGGCTTTTATCGCGTTTGATTGTTGACAAGTGGTCACCTATTGAATTAGCCTTTCTATTGTTAGGTGACCACCTTAACACAAGAGCACTTAAAAAAGCAAAGCCCCGCAAGTGTCATTACCACTCGCAGGGCTTCTAACCAACAACGTAAACTAGGAGCCGTTATGGTTGCTGTAAATCATATACCACACCTTGTACACACACAAACTGCCTTTGTGTGGCGTTTTCTGGCACTGAGTGCCGGAGAATCTCAAATCATCCACGTAACCGCCTGGACGGAACGCGAAGCGCGTAACCGTTGCCCGTCCGGTTGTGTTGCTGTATTTGCCGCCCGTATTCGTCAGGAGGTAGGCTTATGAGCCAGGAAATCACACTACAACAGGCAGCAGAACGCGCCCACCAAATCGAAGTTATTTGCGCACTGGCAGAGGATTACCCTGGCATGATGACCGACAGCGAATCAGGGGCAATCATCGGCTTACTTAAACGCCTTAGCGGTGAGGTCTGCGTATTCCTGAGCGATGAACAGGAAAGAAGAACGCTTATTTCTAACGAAAAAAAATGCGGAGGGGTACACCATGTGCAATAACATCCGTCCGGACGCAGCAGCCGCCGCGCTCACTACGCTGATGCACGCGCTTATCGATATTGAATGCACTGCAGAGCTTGCGCAGGGAGAAGAACAGAAAGACCGGACACAGTTCGCCCTGGAATGTATCCGATACATCGCAACGCGGTCGCTGAATGACGCTAAAAATATTCTTGTTGCTGATTGTGAAAATGGGGGGGGTTATGCGTGATGATCGTTTTAATTCCCTGAAACAGGAATTTTCCGGCGTTCCTGATGATGCGGCTGATGCGCTTTCGTCAATGCCAGAACTTATTAGAGCGGCTTTTTTCTTACTTTCCACGAGAGAATATAAATCAACGGGGCTTGATGTACTGAATATCGCCGCCGATTATGCGGAATATGTGGCAGAGGCGCGTTACAGAAGAAAATTTCCTGAGGATGTAAGCCATGCGTGATATTTACCTCGAAACAATAGACCGCGCATTTCTTGCACTTTCTCACAGTGAAAGCATGATGGAAATATTACGCATATGGCTTGAAACACTTGGCGACAATGAACGCGACAAACAAAAATCAAGAATTGCCACGGTATTAATAACGCTTCTTGAGCCTGTAATAATGGAACTGCAAGAAATAGACTTATTGCACGACAGATATAACGAACAGCACACCGGAGAATAAAAATAATGAAACTTAAATATTCTGGCTTAACTGCCAGTGGCAACACTCACCCTAAATTTACGCGCGGTGATATTTACCGCGACCAGTACGGCGGCACGGTAATGATTAAGGGCGTGGCGGGACGGTGCGTAACTTACCGCCGTGAAGGTTACGAATATGATTGCGTGATGCCTGTTTATCAGTTCCGGCGTGATTTTTCTCTGGTACAGACCGCGCCGCATAACGTGCCCACCAGCAACGCCAGAGCACGGGCAAACATCCAGAAGCTGAAAACCATGATTAACGGATTCAGGGGTAAAAAATGAAACTGGCACCGAACGTAAAACAGCAGTCACGCGGCATAAAACACAAAGAAACAGAAGTCATTATTTTTGCGGGTAGTGATGCCTGGTCACACGCGAAACAATGGCAGGAACATGACGCGCGTATGGCCGGAGATAATGAGCCTCCTGTGTGGCTTGGGGAGCAGCAGTTATCAGAACTGGATAAGCTGCAAATTGTGCCGGAAGGCAGAAAATCCGTGCGCATATTCAGGGCCGGACATCTTGCACCAGTAATGATCAAGGCGATTGGTCAAAAGCTGGCGGCGGCTGGTGTACAGGATGCAAATTTTTATCCTGAGGGTATGCACGGCAAGGAGGTGCAGAACTGGCGCGAATACCTGGCCCGTGAACGCCAGAATCTTTCTGATGGTCTGGTCATTGAGCTTCCGGTAAAGCAAAAGGCGCAACTTTCGCAGATGGCGGACAGTGAGCGCGCGCAGTTGCTTGTCGATCGCTTTGATGGCGTTTGCGTACATCCTGAAAGTGAAATCGTTCACGTATGGCGTGGCGGGGTATGGTGTCCGGTCAGCACAATGGAACTGAGCCGCGAAATGGTGGCGATCTATTCAGAGCACAGGGCCACTTTCAGCAAGCGCGTAATCAATAACGCCGTGGAAGCATTAAAAGTTATTGCCGAACCAATGGGCGAGCCGTCCGGCGATTTGTTGCCGTTCGCCAATGGTGCGCTTGACCTGAAAACAGGGGAATTTTCCCCGCACACGCCGGAGAACTGGATCACCACGCACAACGGCATTGAATACACGCCACCAGCACCAGGGGAGAATATCCGCGACAACGCGCCAAACTTTCATAAATGGCTTGAGCACGCAGCCGGAAAAGACCCGCGCAAGATGATGCGTATATGTGCCGCGCTGTACATGATTATGGCGAACCGGTACGACTGGCAGATGTTTATTGAGGCCACCGGAGACGGCGGGAGCGGTAAAAGTACATTCACACACATAGCCAGCCTTCTGGCAGGGAAACAGAACACGGTAAGCGCTGAGATGACATCGCTTGATGATGCTGGTGGACGTGCGCAGGTTGTCGGGAGTCGTCTTATCGTCCTGGCAGACCAGCCGAAATATACAGGCGAAGGAACGGGCATCAAGAAAATCACGGGCGGCGACCCCGTGGAAATTAACCCGAAATATGAAAAGCGTTTCACGGCGGTAATCAGGGCGGTGGTGCTGGCGACCAATAACAATCCGATGATATTCACCGAACGGGCCGGAGGTGTGGCACGTCGTCGCGTGATTTTCCGTTTCGACAATATTGTTAGTGAGGCCGAAAAAGACAGGGAGCTACCGGAAAAAATTGCGGCTGAAATCCCCGTCATTATCCGCCGCTTGCTGGCGAACTTTACCGACCCTGAAAAGGCACGGGCTTTACTCATTGAGCAGCGTGACGGTGATGAAGCTCTGGCAATAAAGCAACAGACGGATCCGGTTATTGAGTTTTGCCAGTTCCTGAATTTTCTGGAGGAAGCGCGCGGCCTGATGATGGGGGGCGGTGGCGATTCAGTGAAGTACACGACCAGGAACAGCCTTTACCGCGTCTATCTGGCGTTTATGGCATACGCAGGCAGGAGCAAACCGCTAAACGTGGCTGAGTTCAGCAAGGCCATGAAGCCAGCGGCGAAAGTTTACGGGCATGAATATATTACGCGAAAAGTTAAGGGAGTAACGCAGACCAACGCAATTACAACAGACGATTGCGACGCGTTTTTATAATTTTTTGTAAAAGCCCTCTACCCCATCTACCTGAATGAAATAAATACATATTATTCAACATGATAAGTGGGTAGAGGGCCAGGTAGAAGGCTAATAAAAGCTCTCTACCTCTTCTACCTGATTTTATCAGTTTCAGGTAGCAGGGTAGACGGTAGGTAGAGGAGCCCAAAAAGCTATCTACCCGCTGAAAGCCGCGCCATTACTGACATGATGAGCATTCGGGTAGATGGGTAGAGGGGGGGAGGCACAACTAAAAACTTTTTAAACGAGGGGGTGAAAATAAATGCGCATACATCAAAATCACTTAACAAACATGCCAGCCGAAAACATGAATCAGGGGCGACAAATGACCAAAATTCGCAGAGACAGAACAGAGCCAAAATATAAAGCGTTAGACATGACTGAGCATACCTTAAAGGTGGCAATCAGAACGATAGACCGCCACGCGGGGGAAGGATACGCGAAAGCACATCCCGACATGATAAGCGCATTCATGACCACGACGGCGGCAAATTTTGCCACGCTGACAGAGCGGGAGATTGCGGAAGCTGAACAGGTGACAACCATCAACGTTAAAAACGTAGAGGTGGAATCATGACAGCACAGATAGCGGCTTACGGGCGGCTGGTGGCTGGTGGCTGACCCACAGTTAAAGACCACCAGCAAGGGCACACAAATGACGATGGCGAGTATGGCGGTTCCCCTGACATGCAGCCAGGCTGATGACGGAACGGCGACGATGTGGTTATCCGTCCTGGCGTTTGGCAGACAGGCCGACGCACTGGCAAAACACCGCAAAGGCGAGCTGGTGAGCGTGGCGGGTAACATGCAGGTAAGCCAGTGGACAGGCCAGAACGGCGAAACGCGGCAGGGCTGGCAGGTTATCGCAGACAGTGTAATCAGTGCCCGTGCTGCCCGTCCTGGCGGGAGCAGACGTACAACCACAGGCACACAGGGTAATCAGCCACCAGCGGGAGGCGATGACCCTTACGGTGACGGTATTCCGTTCTGAGGGGGTGACGATGGTACATGACCGCATAGCGGAGGAACTCGAGGCAAAAGGCTTTTACCGGAGGGCGGCGGCGCGATGGGGTGAAGTTATGCAGCTGGTGGAGACAGACAAGGAACGGCATCAGGTTACGATGCGACGGCTGGAATGTTCCAGGAAGGCACAGAAGCCACCGGAGCCGCCGGATAACTTCGGAGACCTGAGAAAGGCAGTCGATCGCACTTATGCTGAAATGGGTATAGATGGTGTAAGCGATGAAATATGGCGTAATTACCCAGACAGCTAATCAACAGCCGGAGAAATCCGGCTTTTTTGTACCCAAAAAAAGCCCGATAAGTACAGGAGGCATCTTATCGGGCTTTTGCATATGAGGTTTTTTTGGTGCACTGACACACATGATCGGGATAATCATTTCATAATTTGCAACACAACTCAACATCATTGCACAAAATGCAATCCTGATTATAATCAGAGCTGGATGTTCATCCAGTTATGATTTTTTAAGTCAAAGAGGAATTTCTTACTATGGCTGAAGAGAAAAAAGGCGGTGTTTCGGTGTACATAAGCCCCGACATCGTGAAGGCGCTCAAGGAACGCCACCAGCAGAACGTAAAAGCAGGCATTGCGGCAGGACTTGATCCGCTGGCGATGGTTGAGCCGTCAACAGGCTGGCAGGTGCGCGCCTACTTACGTGCGGCGCTGGGTATGAATCAGGTTCACGGGGGTGAATAATGGCAGGCAAAGCAATGGCACTTAACACTAACCAGCTTTTTACATACCTGAATCGCGGGGATATTGCGGAATTTAAATTCAGTCCGCTGTTTACCACGCTGTTTTTCCCGAACGTGGCGACATTCAGCACCCAAAACATCATGCTGGATACCCTGGACATTGAAGAAGTCACCATGTCGGCGTTTTGTTCGCCTATGGTTGGCAGTCAGGTACAGCGCGATAAAGGGTATGAAACCAGCACAATCAAACCTGGCTACATGAAGCCAAAGCACGAAATCGATCCAACAAAAACCATCATGCGCATGGCTGGAGAAGATCCGGCACAGCTTAACGACCCTACCTACCGCCGTATGCGCCTGATTACTGGCAACATGCGCCGCCAGATAAACGCCATTAAAGCGCGCGTGGAATGGCTGGCGGTGAATGCGATAACGACCGGAAAAAACATCATTGAGGGCGAAGGCATAGAACGCTATGAAATCGACTGGAAAATACCGGAAAACTGCATCATAGAGCAGGCCAAGGGTAAAAAATGGTCCGAGCATGATAAAGATATTTACGATCCAATCTATGACATCGAACTATACGCAGATCAGGCAGGTTGCCCCGCCAACGTCATGATTATGGGCGCTGAGGTATGGCGCACGTTACGCAGCTTTAAAAAATTCCGCGAACTGTACGATCTTTCCCGTGGTTCAGAATCCGCCGCAGAACTGGCCTGTAAAAACCTGGGTGAAGTAGTGAGCTTTAAAGGCTATCTGGGCGATATTGCCCTTATCGTCTATTCCGGCAAATACACTGACAGCGACGGTACCGAAAAATATTTCCTTGAGCCTGATTTGCTGGTCCTGGGTAACACCAACAATAAAGGGCTGGTGGCCTATGGTGCGATTATGGATCAGGAAGCGGTAAGAACGGGCGCAACGCAAAACATGTTCTACCCGAAAAACTGGATTGAAGACGGCGATCCGGCGATTGAGTACGTTCAGACGCACAGCGCACCGCAGCCGGTACCGGCAGATATTCGCAAATTTGTTACCGTCAAAATTGGTTAACGGGGGATTCTATGGACACTCCATACATTGAGTTATTTGCAGGCAGTCAGCAGGTATCCACGACGCTGGTACATTTTGCCGCTGATGCTGGCGTCATTCAGGAATTTACCCCGCTGATGCTGGCGGACAATGGCGAGTTTAAGCCGTGGGATGGTCAGGAATCTGGCAAGGCTGTTTATCTGACCTCGTACCCTGTGGACACGTCAAAGCAAAAATCAGCACAGTGTTACAAGACGGGGATATTTAATATCGCCGCCGTAAACTGGCCTGAGAGCGTCGACACTGACGCGAAAAAATGCGCCGCCTTTGCGGGTTCTGGCGTATCCGTTCAGCCGCTGGCGCGATAAGCAGGGGGAACGATGGCAACGAATGAAAGCATCATGACGCTACCGCTGGCGAGTAAATTTAAAGCCGAAGCGCGGGCAATGGCTGACAGAGGTTTATCAACCTACGAGGCCGTATATCAACTCAACAAACTGGAAGAGCAGGACAAGCCGCGCGCTGATGCGATTATGGCGCTTCATGAACATAACGACTATCAGCCGCTGTTACGTGCAATGGCAAACGTGCCATGTATTAGCGTCGATAATGCTCGTGAAATCCTGAACATGACCATAGAGCAGGAGCGCCCAAAGGTTGCGCCGGAGCTTACCGCAGCCTTTGAAAACTTTATGGACATGCACAGCCCGAAAGCCGTATCACCCGGCATGGCATACGATGGCAGAAACCAGGGCGATGACGGCGACATCGATCGCATACTGAAAACCATCTGAGACAAGGCCGGAGAAATCCGGCTTTTTTTACGGGTCCTTTCCGGCATATGGACCCGTTACGGGGCGGCGACCTCGCGCGTTTTCGCTATTTATGAGCCTTTTCAGGGGGGTGGTGGTGGTTTTGTTGTTTGCTCTATCTTTATGAATGAAAAGGGAAAGATGCAAACAATACACCAACCTGAAGCAGTAATTAAGTTGGTGTATTAATGAAATCGCACCTGATGAACAAAAAAAACATGGCGAAAAGCTGCCGTGTAAGTGCGACAGCGTTCGACAAGTGGGGAGTGACTCCCGTTGAACGTAAAGGCCGTGAGGCGTTTTATGATGTTGCCAGCGTGATAGACAATAGGGTTAACAATGCAATTAGCCAGCTTACAAACGACAAAGGCGATATTGATGATGATGAACTCTTACGAGTCAGGATCAGATTACTGACAGCACAGGCGGAGGCGCAGGAACTTAAAAACGAGCGCGATCGCGGTGACGTGATTGATACTGAGTTTTGCCTGTACGCGCTTTCAAAGCTGGCGAGTCAGATTTCATCAATCATGGACAGCCTCCCGCTTACTATGCAAAGGAGCTTCCCACAGATTACCCCCGCCATGCTGGACAGGCTTAAAAGGGAAGTGGTTAAAGCCTGTAATGCCAGTGCCAGAGTTGCCGACAACCTCCCACAGATACTGGCTGATTACTTGAAAGAAACAACCGGAAACGTACCGGAAAAGTTGCTACAGAAGAAAGGCAAGTAACAGAAGCGCAATTATTGAACAAAAATGAGAAACGACATGAAAGCGTCATAAATCGCCATTTCAGATGATTACCGTGTCGTTTCTTTTTATTGTGTATCTATTTAAAAACAAATAGTTATGTTCGAGAAGTACCGACATGATTTTTCCAGAAAAATTTTCATAAACAGATAAAAACCGCGAGGTCGCCGCCCCGTAACGGGCCATAATTCCAGGAAGGACCCGACGACACCAGACTATCAGAACGATGGGGGCACAATGACAGAAGCCGAACTACTGCGATTAATCCGTCGCGTTGCCGGAATCAGCCAGCAGGCTGACGAACAGGCCACGCAGCCGGACAGCGTGACAGCCGAAAATTATGTGCGTGTTGTTGCGGAGGTGATGCGCCGTGATGGTATCCAGCTTAATGATGCGGATATGCGCGACATACGGATCCGCGTTCTTGAAATGCTGGCCTACCGTCGCCGCGTGCAGACGTACAGGGAAAAAGCAAAAATAACGTACCAGTGGAAGAAGCCGGAGCGATTACGGCGGTAA